AGTCAGATAGCGAATCGACTTCTTCAAATTCAATAGCCGGATATGGAATTACAATTAACTGTCCCACTCGTTCTCCTACTTCATAAAGTCTAGCTTCTTGAAAATTCTTTGAACAATCTGCTTTTCTAAACTTAAACATTATCTCACCACGATAGCCTGAGTCGATAACTCCTACGTGATTAGTTAAATATAAATCTGTTTTAGCGTTACTTGATCTAGGAAATATCAATCCTACATATCCTTCAGGTATTTCAACTGCTAAACCTGTTCCGTATACTACGTTATTATTATCGTCAAATGCTTTAGAAGTGGCAGTTAAATCTAACCCAGCGTCTCCCGGCTTTGCATATTTTGGCACTATTGCAGTGTCAATTAATTTTTTAATTTTTACTTTCATAATTTTTGTTTAATTTAGTTGTTCCATGTTGATGTTTAGGATCGTATGGACAATGGCGACAGCCATTACCACAACATGACCCTCTGTTAATATGATATTGATCTGTAAATATAATTTTATCTGTTTCAAAGTAGTAGAGCGAGTTTTTAGCTCGCTCTTTAACTACTAATTCATAAATCCAAGATTCTTTAGGATGCGCCATATTATTTAATCTCACACGCGCCTCCGGCACATGCAGCTTGATCTTGAAGGTTTGTATTGTCAACTAATTCAATTACTTTAGACAAATCAATGTTATTTAATGATTTCATCAGTTCTTCGTATTTTTCTTTAGTACAATCTTCAAAAGGAGCTTGAATATATGTACCTCCATCATATGGAAGAACAGATAATCCATTATAAAATTGTTTATTCTCCCACATCCATTCTCCTACAGCTTCCCATTCTTCAGCTTTAATAGATACAGTAGCAGAAATGTTATGAGTATTTTGACCATTGCGATGTCCGGTCTTAATCCAATTTGTATAAAACCATTTTACACGCTCAAGTAAATCCATAGCAGACTCTGTACGGAAAATAGATCCTGCAGGAGCTTTTTGAGGTACTGAAATAACTGCAGTGTCGTGAGGACGGAAATATTCATCTTCAACTAACTCTGGATGATTGATTAATAAATAAGTGTATATTGCTTCATTTTTACCAACGCGAATACGACGCATATAATAGTCGTTATGCCAAGCGTGAATGCCTGAAGAAGTTCCTAATACTAAAGAAGAAGTTCCTGAAGGCTTAATAGTGGTACATCTTGCAGAAGCGTTAATTCCAATTTGCTTTGCTATAATAGCATTAGTTTCTTTTACTAGATCAGCAGCTTGTTTTAAATCATATTTTTGAGCAGCTCCAGATCCAATACCTGTCATACCTACTCCAATTAAAGCGTCTTTCTCTGTAGTGCGTTGCCATACCGGACGTAAATAATGAAAATTGGTATATCCTGCTTGAAGTGTTCCAATAAACGCAGCTGCCTTAACTCGAGTATTCAAATCTTCTTGAGAAGTAACATCTGATACATTTACTTCACAAAGATTACAAAACTGAAATGGACGAAGTGCAATTTCGCAGCATGGATTAGTTCCCCAATCTTTATCATTAGATAAATAGATACCAGGCTCACCTGCTCCAGACGCTTCTATCTTTTTCCATAAATTTAAGAAAAACTCTTTGGTTACTTTATTTCTTAAAAGCACAGCAGAGTTATTAGCACGGCCACGTTGTGGATTGAGTTCCCACCAAGCCCCTGACTTACAGGCAATCATGTCCTCGTCGTCTGCACTAAATAAAGAAATCAAAGCTGCACGGCGAATACCACCTGCTAATACAGCATCTGCTATATGACAAACAATATCATGCACTTCAATAGGAGATAACTTTTCATTATCTTGTTTAGTATCTAAAATACCCTGAACTTTTATCAAACACTCTTTTAAAGGCTGAGGACCTGGAGCTTTACCACCTGAAGTAACTAACATAGCTCCTTTTTGACGAATGTCTGAAAAGTCAAATTGTAATGTTGAACCTCCTTCAAAATAAGACTTCATTAACATTTTAACTGCATCAGCCCATCCTTCAATTGAATCTCCAATTAAATACCTCCTATTTTTTGCAGCGTTAGGTTTACGAATTTCAGGTAATGAATCTACGTGATGTTTTTGAACTGAATATCCAACACCGGTTCCGCCTAACAATAAAAACATTACTTCACCAAACGCTCTCCAATCATCTATAGGTAAATAGGCACAATTGTAAATTCTATTAGGAGAAATTTCAATTGGCTTACCACCGAATTGTAAACTACGCATTGAAGGTAGAATTTTTTTGTCGTATACAAATTTATACGTCTCTTCAATTTCATCTTTTAAATGAGGATACTTTTTAATATGCATCTCCTTGTTTCGAGTTACTAACTCTTCCCAAGTTTCCCTTCTCTGTTTATCCGCTAAGAATCGCGCGTACTTCATATATACCGTCACATCAGACAGTATCTCGTTTGATAATTCCATTGTTGATTAATTTTTTATTGTTTGACATCTCCCCTGGGGCTAATAAATATTCGTTATCCGAGTGAATCTCCCTGGACTTCTTTATATTTTTGTAATAAACTTTTACGCAATAACGACTCGCCATTTTGCATATCATTTTTCGTTTCTTTACCTTGAACAGAGGTCTCTTCATAGATGTGAATCTGACCATTAGACATATTCATTTTCGAAGGAAGTGTTATACCGTCAGGGCCAAAACGATTCTTAATGATATGCCATCTACCTGTACCTGCTATTTTATCTGTTACCTTTCTTGATAAAGATAACACAAAGTCAGCAATCATAACTTTTGCATACGACTCAGAAATTTTATCTGCTTCAATAACGTCTTGCTCTAATGCACTTCTATTAGCTTGCGAAGCTGTAAATAATGGAACTGCATATTCACCTGCCACACCACGTAAATCTTCATATATAGATTCTAATTCATGACGCATTTCTTTTCTAGATACAGCGCCTCTTAATAAGTCAGCATAATCGACAATAACTAAATCCGGCTTCTTTCCTATTAAAATCATTTTTTCAATATGAGCTCTTATTGTCGAGCACGAAGCTGTTTTAGTTGGATAATATTTAATAACTAAATTACCTTTGAGTTTGGATATAGTGTTTTCAACTTCATCTATATTATACTTTAAATTTTGATTAGCAATGCCCGTTAATACAGCATCATAACGCTGTCCTACATACCCTTCATTTAATTCTAAAGTATAATGAACTACATTTAATCCTTGCTTAACTGCATGAGCTCCTACGTTAATAAGACCCCAAGACTTACCAATACCTGCCGGAGCTACAAACACTACAAGCTCACCTTTACCAAACCCTCCGTCTGCTAAATCATTAATAACTGGCCATGGAGTTGTAATAGTGGAACGAATATTGTCTTTATAACGATCTTGAACTGACTCGTTATATTCGTGGCCAACTTCTTTATCAGCGCCAGCTTTCATTGCTAAGTCAATTGAAGCTTTAATTGAATCATACTGACCTTTCTTTAGATACTCAACTGACTCTAATATTGCTCGCTTAATACATTGATTTTTACAAAACCCTAACGCTTCTTCTTTAACAAAATCTAAATCTTCAGATTCTAAAAATCTATAAACTTCTTTTAACGTTTCTACTATTGAGGACTTAACAACTTCGCGATCAACTTCTTGTATTTTAATTTTAAATACATCTAAAGTCGGGGCTGTTTTATATTCATGAAAATACTTAACGATTGTCTGTACTATCCATTGATTTGCTTCAGACTCGAAAAACTCTGGAAGAAGAATATCCGATACCTGCTGTAAAAATGCTTTATCGCTTAGCAGGGACGAAATTGTCTTAATCTGAAATCCGTGTCCGTAATTACTTAATTTGTCTGACATACGTTAAATATAAATTAATCTTTTTAATAAACAAAATTATCTTTGACTGTACGCCGCTAATTGATTGAAACTAGTTGATAACCATGAATCTACATTTGGAATTGCTGTATACGCTTTATCACGCATAAACAACTTTTTAAAATTATACGAGTCCAATTTAGGTATTGGTTGATTAGCCATATCAATCATCATTAGTTTAAAATTAGAAGCTATATCTAAGTTTTCTAATGACATTAATTTCCAATTCAATCTTATTGTGCTTTCACTTTCTAATACTGTTTTATATACTTTATGTACA